ACATCGGCATGCAACACGTCCTCGCCAAAGTCGCGCAGCGCAGCGTATTGATCGGCGGTCGCCATTGGCATATCGATCGTTTCCATCTGCACCGACACGTGCCAGATGCCCGGCTCGATCAGGTCGACCTTGGGCGCGGTTGTCATGCGCGCCTTAACGGTCTGCAACTCCTGCCCGTTAGCGATCTTGGCCGAGAACCAATCCGCGCCGTCGGAGATGTCGTAGTGGACGAAGCCTTCGAACAGCGCGAGCTGCTCCTGCGTGAACACCCAGGCAACCGACACGGTGGACGGAATGCGCGTGAACCGGCGCCGCTGGCGCGCCAGGCCAGAATCCATGTTCGTGCGGATGAACGAGGCCTGCGGCTGGTAGCTGTAGCCGCCGGCCAGCGGCGCTGGCAGCAGATCAGGCCATGCAACGAGTGCCATTATCGAAACCTCGGAGTTAAGCCATAGCGCGCACCAAGCGCTTTGCTGATGTCGCCCTGCCCGCTTGCGAGGTCGCCTGCGACGGCGCGCTTTGCGATCTGAGTCACATAGGCGACAAGGTCCACGCCGGAGCCGTTCTGTTTCTGATCAATCTGGCCAGCCTTGGATGAGTCCTCGACCAGCGACACATTCACGACGGTATTGCCGCCGCTGAGAGCATGGTTCGGAACAATCGACCCGGCCTGCCCTGGCGTGAACAGCTCGGGCCCTTTCTCGCCAACCAGATAGGTACTGCCGGCGTCGACGGGGCCACCGGAAGCGCGCGCGCCACTGACGCTGAAAACGCCGCTGCCATACGAGGGCGCAGCCATGCTGCCGCCGCCAAGCAGATCGCCGGCCACCGGTATGGTTCCGCTGCCGGCCGCAGCCGCGCCAGCGCCACCCAGCGATCCGATCCCAGACAAGCCCGCGCCCAGCAGATTGCCCAACAGGCCAGCCAAGCCCGCCGTGGCCTGTTTGATCTGAATGCGCACGATCTCGCTGATGATGCTGTCGGCGAACGACTTGAAGTTCAGCTTGCCGGTCATCACGAAGTTGGTCAGCGCGTCTTCCATGCCCTTGAATACGTTCGTCACTACCGCGCCGGCCTGCGCCATCATGTCGCGTTGCTTGTCGACATAGTTGGCGATGGCCTCGGTCGCGCCATTCGTCCAGTCCGCCTGCTTGGCCTTGAGCGTGTCGTAATAGGCGGTGTAATCCTGCAGCGACTGCTGCAGGCCGTCGTGGAGCTTCTGGCGCTCCGCCAGATAGGCCTCGCTGCCGAGCTGGCTCTTCGGCGTGGCCTTGTCAAGTTCGGCCTGCAGCTTCTCGTACTCGCGGTAGATCGACTTAACAGCCTGCGCATTCTTCTGCGCCTCCGATCCCATTCCAATCGCGTCGAGCTGGCGCCCGTACTGCTCGCGCTGGCTCTGCTGGTAGTTCGCCATCTGCGCGTTCAACTGCGCCGAGCGCTCTTCCAGCTTGAGCATGTCGTGCTTTAGCTGCAGGCGGCGCTCGTCCGCCACGTTTTGGGCGAGCTGCGTCTTGATCGCATCCTGGTTGGCCAGCAGGCTCTTCTGGTCGGCCGTCAGGATTTTCTTTTCCTTCAGGTCGGCGATCTTCTGCAGGAACTCCGCCTGCTGCTTCTCGGCGTCGGTGAACTTCTTGCCGGTGGCCTCGATGTCGGCGCGGATGGCGGCGTCCTTGTCGCGCAGCTGCTGCAGGAAGCGTGTCGCTTCGTCGTCGTGGTAGGCCTTTTCATGCTTCGGCTGCTTGTCCTTGTACTTCTCGTTGATGCCGGCCACCAGCCCCGCATAATCGGCATCCGAGAATGCGCCGCCGCCGGCGAGGACTGCGGCCCGATCCTTGGCCAGCTGCGCCAATTCCTTCTGCCGGCGCTGGGCGTTGGTCATCACCTGGTCGCGCACCTTCTCGACGCGTTTGGTCGCCTCGATGCCGGCCTCGTTGATCTGCGCGATCCGCGCTTGCGATTCGGCACTGCGCTGCTCGAGGCGTTGCTGCTCCTGCAGCATCGCGACCTGTTTGTCGATCTCGGCAATGCGGCCGGACGCAAACGATCCATAGCCCTTGATGTCCTTGCGCTCACCCATCAACACGTCGATGCGGTTCTGCAGGGTCGCGCCGCCGCTGAGTCCCTGCTTGAGCGCCGCCCAGAACGATTGGACGTTCCCGCTGAGGTCTTTCCATGCCTGCGCGGCCACCGACAGATGCTTAGTCGACGTATCCGCCACCTGCGCTGTGGCGGCATCGATCACCGCCTGCACGGCCTTGTGCTTTTCCCCCGACTCTTCAAGCGCGCGGATGTGCTGATAGGTGGCCGTGTCCATGAAGTGCATGGACTGGTTGTGTTCGTAGGCCCACTTCGATGGGTCTTCCGAGAGCTTCGCGTATTCCTTGCTTACATCCTCCAGCGACTGCCCGGAAATCTTGGCCGTGCGGATGATAACGTTCGACAGCCCCTCCATCTCCGACGAGGTGTAGCGTCCGCTCTGTGCCAGATCCAGCAGCACCTCGGTGGCCTTACCAAGGCCACCACCGGACGAGGCCCCCACACGCTCCTCCATCTCATGCAGGGATTGCGTCGTCAGGCCGGCGTAATTGCTCGTCAAGATCAGCGCAGCATTGAACTGCTTGAGTTCCTGGGCTCCCTTGATGGCAGCAAAAACGAACAGCCCCACCTCAGCAGCCAGTGCCGCCGCAGCGATGCCGGATGCGCTGAAGATCAGGCTCATGGCGTCAACGCGTTCGCCGAGTACCATCAACGAGCCGCCGAACTTGGTCCAGTTGCCCTGTGATGCCTCGTGCGCCAGCACCAGCAGCTCACGGCGCGCGCCGGTCGTCTTGAAGCTGAGTTCTTCAGTGTGCTTCGACGCCTCCGCAATCCGATCGATGTAACCCTTAGCGCTTTCGCTCACGCCAAGCGTGGCGGCTTTCAGCTCCAGCAACTCGGCGCGCGACTTGCCGGCGGTTTCGGCCTGGCGGGCAATCGACTGGATGAACGCGTTAATCTGCCGGCTGCTGGCCTGGCTCGCGTTTGTGGTGGCTTCCTGGATTGCCTTCTGCGCAGCAGCCGTACGTGCTGCGGCGACATCCTGCGCGGCAAGGAAGTCGCTGGCGCTTTTCTTGGCGCGCTCCATCCCGGATGCGTAGCCGGTCGCATCAGCGGAAACTCGGACGATAGTTTCATTGGCCACCGCTCAGCTCCTTCACTTTCTTCTGGATCACGTTATCAACGGCCTCGGCTGCCGCAGTCTTCTTTGCCTCATAGGCTGGACGCAGAAACGGTTGAGCCGCCATCTTCGAAGTGCCGTACTCAAGAAACCGACCGTAGAACGCCTCACGGCTCCACGTCACGATGTACGTCGCCAACTTGCCGTCGACCGATTCTTCCTTGTCATAGGCAATCAGGATGTGATCGCGCAAGAAGCCTGGCGGCCGTCCGCTTTCTGCGTTTTCGTAGACCCGGGCGCCAACAGGAGCCCGTAGCTTGACCTCATCAAAGATCACGCGGGCGCCCGCCACGGCTGCCTGTCGAAGCACCGATTCGCTTGCAATGTCATCCAGCCCACGGAGCGCACTGGTCAGGCCATCCGGGTTCACGACTTCAAATGCTTTAGCCATCGCGGTTTGGGAACATCGTCGAGAGCACCAGTTCGGCGTGCTTGTCTAGGTCATCCAGCAAGACTGGCTTCGCCTCGGCTTGCCCCAGCTGGTGGTGCTCGTTCCACGGAATGAAATCGAGCGCGCCAAACGGTTCCCGCTGCACCTTCGTGTCGCGGTTGATGTTCGCCAGCATCGAGGCGACGGTGCCAGTGCGGAGATCGTCGTAATGGCTGCCCCAGGGCTCCATTCCATAGAACGCCATCCAGTCGACGAACTCCGCGCTGGTGATCTCCTGCTGCAGCTGCGCTACTGTGCGGCCGAGATGGGCTGCGAGGCGGAACCAGAAGCGCCGCTCTGGGCGGCTTCGGAGTTTTTTGCGGCATCCTCCACCGCTGTCGCGCCGAGACCATTGATCCGCACAACCACAGCAGCGATGCGGTCGATGACTTCCGCCTTCTGCGCCCGCAGCATCTCGATATCCGATTCGTCGAACAGCGGCGCGCCAGACTCGTCGACCACCGCAGCGATCAGCAGCTCGGCCTGCTGCTGACTGATCGTGCGCTTCTCGCTGCCGCCCTGTCGCGCGACATAGGCATCGCGTGCGACGCCCGACAGTTCAGTCACGATCACCGAAACGCCGTCACCCCATTCAGGGATGTCGACGGTTTCCGTCTTGAGGTGAACGGCGCCCAGGATGGCGCCCTTGTTTTCTCTGGAGAGGATCTGCATGCCAGTATCAATTGAATGGATTGAAGAGCGTCAGGCCAGCGCGTATTACGCGAAGGTCACGTCGCCAGTGATACGGATCGAGATACCCGTGGTCTTCAGGATCTGATCGACACCGCCATCCAGCGGGCTGTTCTTGACGAAGCCCGAGAAGGTCGCGGTCTTGCCATTGGGCAGCGTCAGCTTGAACTGCTTGATCGTGCCGGCGCGCTTGGCTGCATCGAGCGCCATCTGGCCGGGATCGGCGAAGTCGCGGTCCACATCGATTGTGAAGTGGCCGAAGTCTTGCAGGCCGAGCAGCACTTCCTTGGCCACACTCGACAGGTTGGTGCGGTCGATTTCGTTGGCCTGACCGTCGAAGCCCTTGAATGCGATCAGGTTGTTGATCTGCGTCCAGGTGACTGGCGTCGCCGTGCCACCGGTGGTGTAAGCCGCGCCGCCCGTGGTGTCGACGTCCACCGCGAAGGTGTTGGTCGTCACGTTGCGCACCACGGCGGTCACGCCATTCAGCGTGGTGTTGCCTGCGAGACCGGCGAACGTCACCACATCACCATTGGAGAAGCCGTGGGCGGCCGAGGTGACGATGGTGGGGAAGCCGAGC